CCCAGGAAACCCAAGGACATGTAATCGGCTATACCTATTTAGGCAGGGCTGTTGAAATTGACGACGGTTACGTATACAACTGGAATTTCTACCGGGTAAACTGCACCCCGAACCTTTCAGACAGCACGGTCCGGGCTTTGTGGTCCGGCAGGGTTGGCGGCATCGAGCGCATTATGGCGGCTTGCAGCGGCTACCTTTGGGCCGTCGCAAAGAACCCTATTACAAGCCTTTTTGCAAATAGTCGGTTTTCTGACGGTACAACCGGATTTGAAACAAAAGACACAACGGCACTTACCGTAACAAACGGCGTCGCCAGCTATACTCCTACGGCGCAATATGCGTATATAGCAAAAAAGAATATCAGCATTACATCGGGAAAACGGTATTATTACCGAGCAATTATTAGAACAACCGACACCCCCCTTGCGTTTATGTTAGCTAAAGACGTTGCCCCGTACACAAATATTTCTATTGCCTGGTACGGAGGTACCGGCATGTTTGACATGATATCAGCTTTAGGGGCAGCGACAGAAACGGCGGCGGATTATACCCTGTCAATCGGAGATCAGCAAGCGTCCGGCTGGTCAGAAACGCAAATAAATGAAATGCTCGCTGCTGATGTCACGGCACTTGTGGAAGGGAAAAGCGATGCCGACGCAAAAGCCTGGTGCGACAAATACATACAGTATGACATCAACGGCAATCTTACGGTAACGGACCCGGCTGCCTCCGTATGGACCAAGACGCAGATCGGCGTCATGGACACAACGCAGAATGTTACCATGTTCAGCTTCGATGAAAAGCTGTATGTCATGAACGGGTATAAATACTACGTGTGGGACGGCACCACGTTTTCAGAAGTGAACGGGTATGTCCCCCTTGTGGCCGTAGCCGTGCCGCCCGCGGGCGGCGGAACCGCATTGCAGCGCGTCAATATGCTGACCGGCAAGCGGCGAATACGGATATCCCCGGACGGTACAGCGACGACGTTTCAGCTGCCGGAAAAGGACCTGGCGGTTATCGGCCCGATTAAAAACGCAGCAACCGGCGCGACGTATACGCTGACGACGGATTATACCGTAAACCTGATAAGCGGTACGGTGACCTTTGTGACGGCCCCGGCTGCCGGTACAAGCACCCGCGAGATTGAATACGAGGTAAAGCCGGCGGTATCAGGCCCCCTGCGCCTGCAGCTCGAAAAAATGACACGGTCGGAATTTTATAACGGCGTCAGCGACAATAGAATCTTCATCTACGGCGACGGCACCAACAAAGCGTTTTACAGTGACCTGGATTATAACGGGAAGGCGCGGGCCGATTATTTCCCCGATTTGAATGTGATCCATTTCGGAGAATCCGGCGCGCCGCTGACAAGCATGGTCCGGCATTACGACCGCTTGCTGGCGTTCAAGACGGATTCGGCTTACAGCGTCCGGTATGACGCCATCACGCTTGTATCGGGCACGGTAACGGCGGGCTTTTATGTATTGGCCATCAACAAGGGCATTGGCTCGGAAGGTTATGGTCAGGCTGTCCTGGTTGAAAACCATCCCCGGACGCTGGACAGTAATGCCATATACGAATGGATTGCCACGTCAGCCTCCGGCACCATCTCCTCGGACCAGCGGAACGCGCAGCGCATCTCAAAGAAAGTGACGAAAACGCTGCAGGAAATGGACATAAAGCGCGCCCTGGCGTTTTACGACAAGGCGAACCACGAATATTATGTGGTGCAAAACGGCATCGCGGTTGTCCAGAATACCGAAACGGGCGCCTGGTATATCTACCGGGATTTTCCCGCCGTCAGTATGATCGTCCACAACAACGAGCTGTATTACGGGACGGGCAACGGCGACCTGCGGCACGTCAGCCGGGAGTATATGCACGACGACGGCGCGGCAATTACATGCTATTGGGAAAGCGGCAGCATGGACTTTGGCGCCGCCTTTACCAGGAAATATTCGGATACGATCTGGATTGTGCTGAAGCCGGAGGATAACGCGAACGTCAATGTCACGATACAGACGGATCAGCAGAACGATTACAACGACGAAACGGTCATTGCCGGCCATACCGGCGAGGTATCGCAGGCCTTCTTTGATTTTCTGGATTTAAGCTTTGAGCATTTTACCTTCAATGTCAACGATAAGCCGCAGACCCAGCGGCGGAAAATCAAGGTCAGGAATTTCACCTGGTACAAGCTGATCTTCAGCACCGTTTCAAACAACACGACGGCTACTGTTTTGAATGCGTCTGTCAAGGTCCGGCAGACGGGATATGTGAGGTAAGGATGGCACTGACAAAGCTGACGGCGGATATGCAGAATGTATCCAAGCTGAGCAATTACCCCGCCGAGGCCCCAGCGCAGCTGAAAGAAAGGTTTGATAAAGCGGGCGCCGATATAAAAAATTATATCAACAATACATTGACACCGGAGCTTGATACACTGCTTGCCCTGGCCGGGGCCTACCCTGGCGCCGAGGTTGAAAAGGTTATTAACTTCCTCTCTCAATCGCGGCAAAATATCCTGCATAATTGGGACTTTCGCAATCCGGTCAACCAGCGCAGGCAACTTATGTACACCGCTAACGGTTATTCAATAGACCGCTGGAAGCTGGAAATGGCGGGGATGTCGTACCTTTCAGTGGATTCTGATAACAAATGCGTCACGCTTAATAAGGTTAATGGTTATATCAGCATAAACCAACTGCTTGAAACACCCGCCAGCTATAACGGCGAGGTCATGACATTGACGGTTGTTTACAGCAGCAGCACCCCGGCGTATCTGTGGATTACCAAAAATGGGGATGCATCGAGCGCGGACAGCCCCGTGTTTATTATACTTCCGGCGTCGTTAGAGTATACGACAGCAACAGTAACCGGGAGCTATACAACTATAGACACATCGTTGAAATTTCGGGTAGGGATTATGGGCGCGACGGCCAACGGTTGCATATCCATCAAGACCGTTAAGCTGGAAAAAGGGACGGCTTCTACCCTGGCGTACGACCCGCCTGCCGATTACGGGGAGCAGCTTTCGTTATGCCAACGTTTTTTAAAAGACCTTGCCGGTATTTATAGAGCGGCATTTGTAACGCCTGACTATATCACGTTTGCAGCTGGCAGCATTCTAAGCAGCATGCGAATTCCATCACCCACCATAACAACTCCGGGGAGCGATTGGGGGGTATATTCGGTTAACGGCGGCGCTTTGCTAACGGGCTTTACGTTAGAAGCAGCTTTATTTGGCGGGATTAAAGCAATAAAAACAGCACACAGCCTTTCTGACGCGTTGCTGACCATATCCCCCGGCAAGGTATTGGCTTCTGCGGATTTATAAGGTGCTGCTAAAAGGCAGTCAGCATACCGTCTCTATTACAAATTGAGGAGGACCAACATGAAATCACCGATCAGTGTCGGGCACGATTCCCTGAGTGTGACGGCGGGTACGGCCCTCGGTTTATCCGCCGGTGCCGCCGGTATCCCAGCGAATGCGACGAAAGCTGATATATTCACAGATCAGGATATCCGAATCTGGCTGGATGGAACAGCGCCGACAGCAACCACCGGCATGAAAATCGATGCCGGTACCATTTTCGAGCTTGAATCCCGAAACGAAATAGAAAACATCAGAGCGATTGCCGTTTCCGAATCCGCCGCCCTGATGATCAACTACAAGGATGCGTAAGGAAGGTACATATGAAAATCAGATATGACAGCGATGATGAGCAAATCAGGGAATTGGGTGACCTGCTACTTGAAAAACGTGTTGCTGATAATCCCGCTTTCCCTGATGATGTTTTCAGCGACGGCACGGTATTTTCCTCGATGACATCCCTAACAGGGTGGACGGTAAGCAACGGTATTATGGAACTTGATACAGTTCCAAGTCACATCATTAACGGTGTTTCGGCAATCAAGGTAAGCAATACCAGTGATGCTTTTGTTTATATCACTTATACATTCTCGAAAACCTTTTCATCGAGCGACGTATTTGTATTCCCAATTTTTATTGACAATATGGATAAATTCGCAAGTGGAACGGTTAAAATCATGATTTCTTCCACAGTAGATTTTTCGAAATTCATGCAAGCTAATCCTGTCGGCACAAGGCTGCATCAGGGCAAAAATCTGATTATTATACCCGCATCTGAGTTTACGGCAGATTCAGGAGAGACCTGGGAAAACACGATGATACGGATGCGGCTGAGATACACGCCGGCAGTTGGACAGCTGACGTTTTTTTCCTGGGGCCAGATTAATCTAAACCGGGTTACAAAATCAAAAGCGCTCATCACTTTTGATGATGCGCGCACCTCTGCATATGAGATTGCATTTCCGCAGATGCTGAAACGGAGCTTACTCGGCACGATGTATGTTATCCCAGACCGTGTTGGAACAAGCTCCTATATGACCGAAGCTCAGCTGAAAAAAATGTACGATGCTGGATGGGACTTGGGAAACCATACAAAGTCGCATGCCCACTTACGTGATATACCATACGCAGACGCCGTTGCGGAAATCACATATTGTACTGATTGGCTTGAGGCGCGTGGGTGGACAAGAGCGTCAAGGCATCTGGCTTATCCGTTTGGGGAGATGAATGACAGTGTTGTACTGGCGGCACGAGAATCGGGAATCTTGTCTGCTCGGAGAGCAAGTTATACCGGTGTCGCACCGCAGCCTAGGCCGATATATGATCCATATCGTATTGATTCTGTTTTAACTATGGGTAGCACAAGCACTGACCAAATAGTAAAAGAAGCTATCGACCGTGCAATTCTACATGGAGCAATGCCCATTTTTTACTGTCATGAATTTGCTGATGTTCCGACAGGTGACGAGTGTCCAACCTCGGTGTTTGTTTATATGCTCGACTATCTTATAAGCGTTGGCATACAGCCAACAACGATTAGTAGACTGATAGGATAATCATCAGTTACTTTAGAATTAATAACTCGATACCTTGGTCAGCTAACCATTTTGTATCAAGCATTTTGTCTTTATCATCTGCAATTATGCCAGCGTCGGTAAACTTAGGGTGGACCATGATTTCAACGACACCGGAGCGCTGCGTCCATGCCTCAAAATCCTTCTTCGAACCAAAATAATCGGTTGTCTGCATATCGAGTTTACGCAAACCATCGTTGAAACGTTTTTTTAATATGGCTTTGACAAACGAGATCGCCTTTGGCGGTATGTTCCTTGAAATCCGAATCGAAGTAAAACCATATTCCTCTAAAAGGGGTTTCAGTATCTTGATCACAGCGCCTTTTGTGTGCATATGCCTATGCGAATCAATGTGCATAAGCGTAAACCCGTAATCTACGTATTTTTGCATCTGAGCTTTTATTTCTGAACGGATTGCCTTACGTGTATTCTCTGAAATAAAAGGCTTTTTTGCCCATGATCTTGTCATAACGCCGTTTTCGCACAGATCGGAATCAAAGCATTCTGCAGACAGGGGCGTGCCTGAAGACAGGTTCAGATGCAGACCAACCTGATTGAAAAAGCCGCCGCGGATTGCCATTTCAACAGCTTCATCGGTATATGGTTTATTAACCATTATTGTCGTTCTGTTTATGATACCGTCTTGAAAACATTTTGTAATAGCTCGATTTGCTTCATTATGTATACCGAAATCGTCGGCGTTGATAATTGCTTTCATATCATTGCTCCCACGTTTTAGAGAGTGAATCTTAATCACGAGTAAGTGTTTACAGCGTTATCTCGAAGATTAAATCACCGTAGTTAATACTGTTTTTATCCTCGATATATCCAACATGACGCCCGCCAGCTTGAATAATATCGTTTATTGAAGCGATATTGTCCTTGTGTGTTTTTCCTCTCATAACGGTCATTCCTTCATTTTTCGCGATTTCACACATCTTAGCCCTCAGCATTTTTGCAATACCGTTTCTTTGGTATCCCTCTGAAACAACCTTAAGTGTTGTAAATGCCCTGCGTGTTTCAAGGTCATTTGCATACGTCACCATTGACCCGCAAATTATACCGGTGTCAGTATCAACAGCGACTAACACAATGGCTTTACTTAACCACTTTCTAGCGAATACATCTAAATCCCCCTGGGCACTTAATGGGGTATGAAACAGCTTTTCGACTTTATATATGTATTTTACAAATCTGCTGTAGCTTGCCTCCGAATTATCCAATTGCTCAATAATGATATTCATTACATCGCTCCTTAATATCAGCTTCCTACATCTTACATTCATCCTGTATATATGTCAATTTATTGATACTCAACCTTCGTCAACAGTAAAAACATAATACAACTTAAGGAGGCCTCAATATGAAATCACCGATCAGCGTCGGACACGACATAGTTAACGTAACGGTAAGCGCGGCTGTCGCCTTGTCCGCCGGTGCCGCAGGAATCCCCACAAATGCAACCAAGGCAGATGTCTTTACTGATCAGGACATCAGGATTTGGTTGGATGGCACCGAACCGACAGCGACAACCGGCATGAAAATCGATGCTGGTACCATTTTCGAGCTTGAATCCCGAAGCGAAATTGATAACTTAAGAGTAATTGCCATATCAGCTTCTTCTGGACTGATGATTAATTATAAAGATTCGTAAGGGAGTAACATATGAAAATCAAATATGACAGTGATGATGATCAAATTAGCGAATTTATTAACGGTTATTTTCATAATTCATGGATCAATGGCAACATTAGTACCAATACAGGCGCAAACTCATCGACAAACGAATCTTCACGTGTCAGAACAGACTTCATTCTCCTAAAAAAAGGCACACGGCTTTCTTTCAATGAAAACGATCTTCTATCTGGTTTTTATGTCTTCAAGTATTCTCGCAACAAAACATTTATTCGGAGTGGTGGTTATTTTAGAGAGTACTTTGTTGACTGCGACTGCTACATAAGACTCATCAGCAAATATCTTGATGAGAGGGAAATCACTGATGTTACTCTATTCAATAACAAGGTAAGAATCGAAGAAAAAAACTCCGGTGTACCGATTGTAAAACCGTACATCAGCGGTAATTTTAATAAGCTTTTCATTTCGGATGCTTGGTCGGGTGTCGTAGGGGCGGCTATGACTGCGTCAACAATCACCGATGTATACACAGCGTGGGAGACATTGAGGATCGCTAATTCTGGCAGCATAACACGGAACCTGCTTGGTAATGGTGGTGACGCTAATAATACGGCCGATGCCACGCTACCAATTTATGAGTATACGATATCACCATTTGAGAACGGAGAGGGGCTTGCAAATAAAAAGTTAATTCCGCCTCCGACTATACTCATAAATGCTTGTTTACACGGTGATGAGAAGACTACCGCGTGGCAGCTCCTACACTTCTTTACACAAATGTTTTCAACACTATCAACCGATGAAACTATGGCAGCGATTAAGTCAAGTGTTCAGTTTAAAATTATACCCGTTTCCAATCCGGGCGGCTACAACGCGAACACCAGAGACAATCTGCATGGTGTGAACCTCAATCGTAATTTTGACTTCCTATTCAACGCAGCGACAGACGCAGATAAGGGTACCGCAGTACATTCTGAGCTTGAGGCTCAAATACTACGCGATTGGCTAGCAGCAAACCAGGATACCATGATGTATATCGACTTTCACAATATGGGTATCGATGATGAGAATTTATCGTATATCAATACGCCAAATCTCGATATACAGCGGGTGTACACGAGTGTTATTCGGCGACTGTCCGATGTTTGGAAGCGTAGAGGTATTTCATATAGCGCCAATCTAGTGTATGGCTTTTTAGAAAACAACCAGTGGCCTACAGCTTTCAATGAAGCATACTACATTGACGGCATTTTTTACTCAATGATTCTGGAAATAATCCACACATACGGCACGAAGTACAGCGCCGATGTTATTAAGATGGGAACAGAACTGTTCGGAAATTTCCTATTCTCCATGATAGATTTCATCAGCAGGTAGTCCACCAATTCAACATACGGAGGTAGCCCATGGATGATGCAATGAAGATGGCGCACAATCTGTCAAGATGCGTTGTGCAAGTGTTTCAAGTCAACCAATTCAACAATTATCATTACAAACCTACACCACCCACAACAAGAAAGGAGCATACATATGACAACCTCTGAGATTCTTAACATTGCTGTTCCGGCGCTTATCACTACTGTGCTGATACCCTTTGTTGCTACTGCGATATCCGCGCTGACGGAGTATATCAAGACCAGGACTAAAAACGCAAAGTTGGACAAGTATTTTGACAGGGCTAATGACGCTGTGGTGACGGCTGTGGCGGAAGTGTTGCAGACCTTTGTCCTGACGCTGAAGAACAGCGGCGAGTGGAGCGGGGAGAACGCCGGGAAAGCGTTCGAAATGGCGAAGCTCCGCGCTATTGAGATCATGGGCGCCGCCGCGCTCAAGGCCCTGCCGGAAATCGTGGGGGACGTTGAAAAATGGCTGACGGCAAAGATCGAGGCGGCGACGCTGGCGGTGAAGACGGAGTATGCCGCATGAAGAAGCAAGCGGAGCGTCTGATTCAAACCGCCGTCTCGTACGCGGGTTATCTCGAAAAAGCGACCAACAGCCGCCTGGAGGAACCGACAGCCAACGCCGGCAGCGGCAATTACACGCTTTTCGGGCAGTGGTACAGCATGAACGGCTGCCCCTGGTGCGCCATGTTCGTGTCCTATTGCGCCGACAAGTCCGGCATCCCGACGGATATCATCCCGAAGCACGCGTCCTGCGCCGTGGGCGTCTCATGGTTCCGGCGGGCGGGACGGTGGCATCCGCGTGAGGGCTTCCTGCCGGAGCCGGGGGATATCGTGTACTTCACCCACGACGGGGAGACGCCCGCCCATATGGGCATTGTGACAAGGGTCCTGGCCGGGCGCGTGCATACCATCGAGGGCAACACCTCGGACGGCGCGTCGCTGGTTGCCAACGGCGGGGCCGTGGCCGAAAAAAGCTATCCCTTAACTTATAAAAGCATACTGGGTTACGGAAACCCGAAATATGAGGAGGATGCGGATATGACCATCGAGGAAGTGAAAAAGGAGCTGACCTCTGTCAAGGGCACCGGTACGGCGCACAGCGCCTGGGCGGGTGACGCGGTCCGGGCCCTGACCGGCGCGGGCGTCGTCAACGGGGACGGTTCGGGCAACTACGGCTGGGGGCAATGCATCACCCGGGAAGGGGCCGCCCAGCTCCTGTACAACCTGCTGGAGCGCCTCAATCTGCTGGATGCGCTCAAAAAGGAGGGCTCCAAATGACAGAATGGACGGTCGTCACGGTCATCATCGCATTGACCGGGCTTGTCCTGACGGTGGTCCGGCCGGTGGTCAACCTGAACACCAGCATCACCAGGCTGACGGACGCGGTCGGGACGCTGCAGGAAAATCTCGAAAAGCTGACTGCGCAGAACAGCGAATGTCATGAACGCCTTACGGAGATATGTCATGCGCACGAAATCATGTTGAACAATCATGAAACACGGCTGCAGATCATCGAAAAGCCAGCCGCTCAAAAGGGGGTATAGACTGTGGGACAATACATTGTCGGTGATGACGGAAAGGCCCAGGAAGGCTTGGAAGTTGGCGACAAGGTAATAACATATGTTGGGACATATGAGATCACAGGAGTAAACGAAGACGGCACATATGTTACAGGTGAACCCGACCCGACCGTCAATACAAGCTACATGTCTGATTTTCAAAAGCAATGGATACGCGACCACCCGAACGGGAGTGGGTCGGATAAGACTACCGGATATGCTGGTAACGCAGACGAGGCTTATATCAACGAAATTTACGAAAAGCAGCGTCAGATAACCGAGGCGAAGCTCAAGGCCGCTTACGATCAGAGCGTCAACACCCTCAACGCCGAAAAGGCGAAGCTGCCGGGCGCGTATGCCGCGGCGAAAAATGAGACCGCGGGCCAGTCGGAGACCCAGCGGGCGAACTTTAACGAATACGCCGCCGCCAGCGGTCTCAATTCCGGCGCCGGCGGACAGGCCTCCCTGGCCTTCTCCAATCAGCTGCAGGGGAACCTGGCCGCCCTCACCCAGGCCCAGACGGACGCGACGGCGGCCATCGACCTGCAGCTGGCGAACCTGCAGACCCAGTACCAGACAGACCTGGCGCAGGCTTTCGCCGAGGGAAATCTGGCGAAAGTCTCCGCGCTGTACAACAGCTATGAAAAAAACCGGGCCGATATGTTGTTAAAGCAGCAGACAGAGCTGGACGACAAAAACCAGAAATACGAAGCAGATAGAAACTGGGCTTTGGAAACAGCCATAAGAACAGGCGTTTATGCAGGCATGGCGGCTTATGGCTGGACGCCGCAGCAGATTGCCAACGCTGAAAAGCTCTGGCAACAGCAGATGGCAACGGGAGGGCAAATATGACGGGAAGAAAAGCCGAAAACGGGAATAATCCGCGGAACAGAGCGGTACAGGGTGGCAGGAGAGCAGCAAAAGCCCCGGCGGAAACGCCGCCGGGGTCTCTCCGTGAGTTGTGGTATAACGAGCCCGACCCGTTGATGGAGGAAGCGCGAAGGATGGCAACCATACCCACCTCGGGTAGAACGCCGGCAGATATCTTCGTAGACAGGCTCGATCTCAGCGATTTCAACAGTGACATAAAGAGCACACGCGATCCAATATCAGCATATAACAAGGAACAGGTCAATCGTAACTTTTTCAGAGTATTCGATCCGATCAATGAATTTACGCATCATTATACTCAAAACTACTTTAATAATGATGCGATTGGCTTTGTGACGGATGAATACTTGCATAATCACGCGCGGTTAGTTGATAAATTTCTTAATACCTCAAAAAATGAAGAAGGATATGTTGAGAAAGCTACAAACGATAATCTTGAGGATAAGACGGCAAATGCCGGAGAGAACAATTGGACGAAGTATGGTGAATGGTTTGGTTTGAACGGTAACTATATAGATCAAAACGGAGAACTCCATGAAGCACCATGGTGTGCAATGTACGTGGATTGGTGCGCTGATGATGCTGATATGCCTGTGGATTTAGTTCCTCATGCTAAGAATGATGAAAATAAGAAATACTACTTTGCCAGTACAGGGAATTATATTAACTGGTATAAAGACCATGAAAGATATATGACGAGTAAAACCGGATACATACCACGTCCGGGTGATTTGATCTTTTATGAATGGTACAGAAAGAAAATGGCCAATATGTCCTTGACGAATACGGTAATAAAATCATTGATCGCCATATCGGTATTGTAGTGGCTTATGATCCACGAACGACGCAAGTATATACAATTGAGGGTAACTATGGTAACGAAGTTAGCTATGTAGAAGTGAAATCTAACGACCCTACGATCAAAGGATATGGAATAAACGGCGGCACAGGTTATGGGACAATCCCAAGCGATTTCGCTCATAAGGGCGGAAGCACTTATTAGTAAAATAGTAACAAGAATAGACAGGATGATATATTCTGTCTATTTTTGTAATCCATATAATGTTGATATTACCATATTATGCATATAATATTAAAGAAATTAAACGTAAGGTGAGAATTATGAAAAGATTATACTTAACGTTGTTTCTGATCCTAACATTATCTTCCTGCAGTACAACAGAAAAAAAAACCGTTTTTGATAATGAAATTACGCCGCCGAGCAGCCAAGCATCAGAGACGGTGCATAAGGATTATAATGAAATTGGTGCTCATCTCGTTGAAGAAATAATGGATAAGATGTTTGGGGGAGTTGTACCAGCCGACAATATGGTTGGTGTCCTTGGACAACCAGTAGATAAAATTATGATGAAGGAATTCGAAAGATGGTATTACGAACAGGATATTGAAGCAGATGTTGTTATGACAAACGATACACCTATGCTATACAATTATGTTTATATCGGCCCAAGAAGTGATATCAAGACAAACAGAGGAATTGGAATAGGAAGTGCCGCTGATGATGTCAAGAAAGAATATAGTGACGAAATCAATCAGGAGCAAACAAATGATACCAAAATCGTAGCCGGAGAGCAGAGCTTGGGCTTAATATTTGTAATTGATAACAATGTTGTTACATCCATATTCATTGCTGTAGGGGAGTACACTTATTCCTTCGATAACGAGTTTAATGATGAAAGGGCAGCTTTTCACAAAGATTACGGTAAAATTGGAGCACAGCTTAAAGCTGATACATTGTTAAACATGTTCGGCGATGATTTTAACCCCTATGTTGTTATCAAAGTACTTGGAGAACCATATAAGACGATTAGTTTTGATGGATTTGACAGATGGTATTTCCAACAGGACGTTGAAATTGATGTTGTAACGATGAATGATACGCCGACTTATTCCAATTATATTTATATCGGACCGTCAAGCGAACAAAAAACCGACAGATGTATTGGTATAGGCAGTTCTGTTGATGAAGTTATAAAAGCTTACGAATATGAGATAAATCCTTCCGAAACTACGAGCGAGTATATTATCGCAGGGGATCCATACCTGGGTATAATTTTCGTTTTTCATAATGATAAGGTAACATCGATATTCATTGCAACAGGCAGGTATAACCAAGGCTATGTCGGTGGCTTCAAGGAAAGCAGAGATACAAGCGGAAGCTGACCGAACATCGGCTTGCTGCCTCTATGAATAGAAATAACCTTGCATAAAAACACAATATGTAGTAAAATGACAGAAAATACCGTCGGGAGGTATCAGGCCATGGCGGGAAGGCTCGAAAACAAGGTTGCGATTGTCACCGGCGCTGCTTCGGGCATCGGGCGCGCGGTTGCCGTCCTCTTTGTGAGAGAAGGGGCGAAGGTTGTTTTTGCCGGGCAGCTGGAGCAAAACGGGCTGGAGCTGGAGCGGGAGCTTCGGGCGGCCGGCGGCGAGGCGCTGTTCGTGCGGACCGACGTGACCAAGACGGAGGACCTGCAGTATCTTGTCAACGCGGCGGCGGAGCGGTACGGGCGCATCGATATCCTTGTCAACAACGCCGGCAGCGTTTCCACTGACGCATCGGCGGAATTTGATATTGTCAGAAATTATGAGGAGGTTTTCAACATCAATGTGAAGAGCTGCCTCATCCTGTGCCGGGAAGTCCTGCCGTATATGATCCGCCAGCAGTCGGGGTCCATCATCAATACCTCCTCTGTGGTCGCCGAGGCGGGCGCCCTCGGCCTCGCCTCCCACACCGCAAGTAAAGGGGCGGTCAGATCGTTTACACGGTCGCTGGCGAGTGAATATGCCGATCAGGGCGTCCGCGTCAATTGCATCCTGCCCGGCGTGACATTGACAGACGTGGCGGCGGACAGTGAGCTTGCGCGGAAGGCTGTCGCGGCGGTCCCGATGGGCCGTGCGGCGATGCCTGAGGAAATCGCCTGCGGATTCCTGTTCTT